CAGCCGGACGTTGTCGAGCATTTCAGCGCCTCACGAGCGGCAGCACTTGCTCCACGGCCCCCGACGCCAGTGCCAGGACGAGCGCCCGCACGGCGGGCCGGGCGAGGACCCAGATCGGGTAGGCGACGCGCGGCACGGCCTTGTCTGCCACGGCGTCGAACAGGCTCGCGACCGCCATCAAGGCGAGGTCCTTTTTCGCGGCACCGGTCAGGCCGGGGGCGGCGTCGAGGCCCGCGATCACCAGCCGCAGCAGGGCGAGCATGAGGTCGCCGAACTCGGCCCACGTGAGGCCGTCGGCGGCGGCCGACTTGGCCGTCTCGACGAACGCTTTGATTTTGGCGAGCAGGCCGCCGTCGAGGTTCTCGGCGACGGCGACAGGGGCGTCGGCAATGCTCATTGGATCAGTCCCTTTGTGTGCAGTTCCTTGGCCATGGCGGGCGTGCAAAACGGCACGATCGCCTTCGATGGATCACCGCCTACCCCTGCCAGCGTGAGCGCGAGGTAGTAGTAGAAGTCCTTGTCCGTTCCGCCCTTCTTGCTCGTGATCGTCCCGATGCCGGCCCGTCGGAGCGGCTCGTAGTGAACGTGCTGGCTCGTCTCCCCGGCCGGTGCCATCGCCTCCCGGCCGTTGGCCGTGCGGCGGAACATCGACTCCTCGATTCTTCCGCTCACAGCCACGCTCCTCGGTTCCGTTTCATTGTACGCCTGTCCAGGTATGGCCCTGGGTGTGCCGCACCCCGGGCGTCGGTGGGTGGTGGATCACTCGCTCGCGAGAATCGCGGCGACGTTTTCGCGGGTCTGCTCGGGCGTGCCAGTGTTGTCAACGAAGCGGTCGATCAGGCCATCGGAGATGCCGGCCTCGCTCACGTGCGGGGCGGCTTCCGTGGCCGGCCGGCGGTCCACCAGCCAGACCTCACCGCCCATCTCGTGGACCATGGCGGCCTCGTTGTCGAAGCGGACGTTCTCGATCACGATGGTTGTCGCTCCGGTGGCGGCCAGTTCCTCGATCCGCCGCCTGGCGATCCGCAGCCACAGGTCTTCGGCCACCAGCGTCCGCCCCCAGTCGGTGCCGAGGGTCTGGAGCAGCTGCCGCGGCGACTTGCCCAGCCACTCGATCGGCCGCTCCTTCGTGGCCCGCTGCCGCAGGACGGTCTCGGGGATGCCGAGGATCGACGCGAGGGCGGCGTAGATCGGGTCGGCCAGACCGATCACCACGGCATCGGGCACCACGCTGGCCACGAATGTCTTGCCGCACCCGGCCGGGCCGGTGAGGCCGATGATCCGCGGCCGCTGCGGTGGCGTGATCAACTCCGTCTGGATCGGCTCGGCCTCGCCCCGCATCCGGGCCAGCATGTCCTCACGCCGGGCCTTCACCCCGGCCCATGCCGCCTCGAGCTGGTCGGGCGTCAGCGTCCCGCCGATCCGCTCCACCTTGAACTCCGCCGCCGGCGTCGGCCGGGCCGGGCGGAAGGTGAGCGTCTTCGTCGCCTCCAGGAACTCCGGAGGCAGTTCACGCCGCAGTTCTTCCAGGTCGGCCGGGGCCGCCACGCCGAGCGGCACGACCGTGCCTTGGGCCTCAACCGCCGGCCGGACCACGCGGGCGAACGGGTGCCCCTCGCACCCCGGGCAGTCGGCCGTCTGGTAGCCGACCAGTTTCGGGTCGTCGGCCGGCGTGGCCGCCATGCGTGCAGCCACCGCCTCGCGGATGCCCGCGTTGATCTGATCCATGCTCGCCATGATTTCCTTTCGCTCCTTCAACAGCCTCATCACGTCCGCCGCCAGTGATCCGCTCGTGCCCGTCCACTGCCCCATGAATCGCCGCGCCCGTTTCTCGCACGCCGCCAGGTAGCCGTCGGCCAGCCTCATGCCGCCATCCTCGGCCCGGCGACGTGCATGGCCGTGAGCCCGCCGCCCGCGTCGTAGACGAACAGCTCCATCGCCTGCCGGTTGCCGACGAAGCCCTCGACCGCGTGAAAGTCATCGGGCGGGCACAGGGCAGGGGCCACCCGCACGAGCACGCCGTCGTAGGTCTCGATCGGCCGCGACCACTCCGCCGCCTGGTGGTGGAGATGGCCGGTGTGAATCTCACGGTACGGGCACTTCGCCCAGTAGCGAGCCGCCTCGATCGCCATGAGCTGCGGCAGCTTCCGCTTGGCCTTGTGGCCGTGGGCGAAGCCCAACAGATTTTTCCCGTGGTCGAGATACTTCCGCGGCGTGTACTCCTGCTCCACCCGCACGCGGCGGTCGTTGCGGAAACGCTCCACGAGGATCCGCTGGAATCCGTAGGTGAGCGTCTCGTCGTGGTTGCCGTTCACGACCAGCGTGTCCACCGGAGCCACCGTCGCCGCGGCGTCGATCATCGCCAGGAGCGAATCGGTGCCGACGTTGAGCATCTTCTGGAGCCGACCGTCACGCTCCAGCGGCGTGCCCTTCGTGGTCGTGCCGGCCGGCGAGTCGTAGTGGTAGACGTCGCCGAGCGTGGCCACCGTCAGCCGCCCAGGACGGTAGCGGGTTGCGGTGTCGAGCAGTTCCGCCGACGCCTCCCGCACGAGCCGGGCGGCGATGTCGAGGTCGTAGTCGGCCCCGGCCGTCCGCCTCCAGCTGTACTTCCCGAAATGCGGATCGGCGAGCACGAGCACGGCCCACTGGTCGGTCGGCTTCGTGTACCTGGGCCGCGGCTTGATTGGCTTGCGGATGTCGGCCTTCGCCGCCTCGATCATCGCCTCAACACACTCCCGCGTGGTCGGACCGCCGCGCGGCTTTAGCCGCACGTGGACGCGGTGCAGCTCGGTCACGACCGGCTGCCCGGTCTCCCGGTCAGCGGTCAGCCCTTCCCACTTCGTGGCCTCGCTCTGGGCGACCTCGAAGCGTTCCATGTCGGCCTCGATGTGCCGGAGCAGGTCTTCGACCGTGCGGATGCGGGCCGAGACGCTGCGGGCCTCCAGCCCGTCGGCCGTCTCGCGCTTTGTGACCTCCTCGATGGTGAGGCCCTTGTCGCCGGCGGCCTTCGCGGCCACCTTGGCGACGATCTGCTTCACAGGCTGTCGAGCCATTGGACCACCATGTTGTGTTTGATGTGCGTGATCCCAAGCTGATTGAGCGTTGCGGCGATGGCCTTCGCGGCGGGGAGTTTGCACGGGCCGAACTTGCCAGCCTTGTAGGCTTTGGCGATCTCATCCAGGGTGCCGACGTGCTCGGGGGCAACCTTCTCGTGCCACCTCATGTTGCGGCGCGGCTGGATCCGGCCGGCGATCTCCGCGACGATGTCCGGGGTCTTTGCCATGGCAGTTCTCCGTGGATGTCGTGAGCGTGCCATGGATCGGGTATGCGTCAACCGAGTTACTCCCCGAGGTAGAACCGCTCGACCGCCTTGTAGGAGTCGCGGATCGCGTACTGTGCCTTGAAGCCGACTTCATTCAACCACCGCTGCCGCGCCCCGCATCCGCAGCCGCCGGGCTTGCCCTCGGTGCGGGTGAGTTTCTCGACCCGCTCCTTCGTGATGCCGACGGCCGTGAGGCCACGCTCGACGAGGTCGCCGATTGGGACGGGCTTCCAATCGTCGGCCTTCGGACGCGGATAGGCTGGATGGTCGACGTCGATCAGCCAGCGGTCGCCGTCTTGCTCCACCACGCAGCCCATTACGTCGGCGAGCTTGTATCCGCGTTGGCGGCAGCGGTTTTCAAGTTGTGATCTGTGGCAGCGGATCATGGGAGTCGAGAGATGGTGATTGTTGGCTTCGGGAAGTTAGCGCATACAGATGACTCGGTAAGGAGGTCATCGAGCCATTCATTCTCAAAATCGTCGTCCGCGCCGAACGGCAGGTAGCGGTTTGTAAACAGAGTCGGCTCGCCAAGTTCCACCTGCCCCGACGGAATGCCGTCTTCGTCTACTGGTGGTATTGACAAAACAGGGTAGTACCAGCGGCATGTTCGTGATGCGCCCGAAGGCCAAGAGACTGCGCCGCCGTTAATGTTCCAGGTAGAAAAAGTCCAAGAAAAACTTCTGACAACACTAACTTCTATGTATTGCGACTTGCTCCACTCCCATCCGCACCCCTTGACCCTACGGATCCCGATGGAAAACCCGCCGAGTGGACCGATCGGTAACTGACCGGCTCCGAGGGTGCCGAATGAAATGCTTTGGGAACAAATGCCGTTTACGCCGAAGGCTGGGCCGCCGACGAACCCTTCTCCGCCCCGCTCGTTAAATGTGTCTATCCAGTGGTCGGCCCTTGATTGCAACGAATCTTTCCATTCCTGGCACCACTGCCCGGTGTCGTCCATGGTTCCTCCACCAATGACAACGGACGAAGTCCATCCACACCCACTACCGGAGTCTGCGCTGCTTGAATAGAAGTCTCCCCAGGTGACTTCGGTAAAAATGGCATCCATGTCTTCGGCCGAAATCCGTTTACATGCGTCTACTTCCTCGTATTCGCCGCCGCCTTGGATGTGCGCTGTCGCGCCGTCTGTGTTTGAATCTGGCAAGCCGTTTGCCGTGATGTCGATGTAAGAGCAATTCTGCACGTTCTCCGGCGCTACGAAGTTGCCATAGGCCGCAGGATACAAATAACCGCCACCCAGCGGCGTGTTCACTTGTCCGCGTTGATGCAAGTACAGCCCGACGCGCCAGCCACCGGGCAGTTGCAGATTTGGATCACCATTCCCGCGATACTCCACCATCACGGCCTCGGCATCGAGCGAGCAACCGTCGATGGGGGCGCATGTGTATCCGTAGATACATTTGTCAAAAGGCCATTGCGGATTCGGGAAGAACGGGTAGATCGACCAGTAATTGTATAGACGCCGCACGACGATAGACCGGCCGTTAAATCTGTTGAGGCAGCTCTCAAACGTCTCGTGCGCTAAGTAGCCGTCGCCGCCGTTGTCGATGTTCAGCGACACGACCTGCCCGAATGTTTCGCTCGCAGTGTCTTCGTCGATCTCCACCGACAAGCTCGCGCCGGCTCCCGCGCTGGGCGGCGCGTCCGTTACCGTAACCGTCACATCGGCGACGTAAGGCGCGACGCTCGCGTCCTCGCGGTAATAGATTCCGCCGTTTTGCACGTTCCAGCCGTTCTCGCCGTCAATCCGCCAGTATGTGCCGCCATAGCTGACGTTTACCTGCTCGATACTACTGCCTTGCTTGTAGTACGCACCTTGTTCCAACAGCTCCACCGCCAGCACAGCGCCGCTCTCGTCGACGGACGAGACGAGGCAAATCGCATCCTCCCCTGGCATGACCACCCCGTCGGTTACGGCGGCTTCGAAGGAGTCCCCCTCGACGTAGCCAGAGCCGCCATCCACGACATTAAACGCAGTGACCCGCCAGACCGATCGGCCGGAGCCCTGCCAGTTTTGTGTCTCCGCGAGCGTGACCGTGACAACGGCCCCGCTGCCGGCAACGGTATATTCCGCCACCGACACCGTTGGAGCGACTCGATTGGTTTGGATCTGCGCCGCAGCCGCTGCTTGCGTTGTGTCTTCCGTCGCGGCGGTGATGGTCACGTAAGCTAAGTCCGTGTAGCCGCTGCCGCCGCTGCCCACAGTGACCCCAGAGACTCGCCAAGTCTTCGGGCTGCCTACGTTTTCGGCGATCGAGACCGTCAGGCTGGCTCCGGTTCCGCCCGAGACCGACGCCGTCAGCGTCGGCGGCTCGCGTTGCTCGCCAAGCCTGACAACTGCATCTGCCGTCGCCGTGTCGCCTGCGG